CTCCTTTGTTCATGATGTTTATATCATACCAGAGATTTTATTTTTTGTCAACCAAAAAAATGCACGGTTTTGAAAAATTTTGGTGTCATATTTTCGAATCCACCACTTCGTTTCAAATTTCGAAACACCCTCTTTAATTTGTTCTCATCAGTTCCATAAGCAATAATTCTGTCTTCACCCAAGATCCCATCGAATTCACGAATTCCATAATGTGGTTTCTTTCCATCTTCAATCGGATATTCTTCAAAAATATACATCTCTCTCACCTCAATGCTGCGAATTTTTTCTTAAAATCGTTTTCATATCTGTCACCAAAGTCGGTATTATCCATTATAGGGCGATCATCAATCATTTCCTCCTGTGCTGATTGTTCTACATCATATAATCTCATCTTACCTCTGTCAACCCCCACGACGAATCTTTTTTTATCGGTTGGGTCGTTAAAACGATTCTTCAACTGTTTGACCATAATCTGATTGAGATTTTCTAACTCTTCACTAGTGACCAAAGCAAACATCAAATCTACAGTAGCAGGTAGTCCAAAAGACTCAGATGTATCTTCAAGCCCAGGATCAGAGTTTGTATAACCAGACCGTGTAGTTTGAGTTGCCGTGACGATTGGGATGTTTTTCTCTACAGATAATCCTCTCATCTCTTCAGCAATTGATTTGATATATGTATAACTATTGACATTAGCACCATACTTTAATCGCATAGAAGCGCAGATATTGAGATAATCAACATACACGATATCTGGAACAAAGTTTCTTTTCAAACGAAGTTCATTCAGTAGATGTCTAAAATGCCCGACACCAGCAGTGGCAGTAGGATATTCTTTGATAATCAATCTACCTTCTGTCTTATCTCTAACTCTATCAACCTTCTTCATATATGCTGCTTTAGGTAGTTCTTCTAGTTCTTTCAATGGTACATCTAGAAGATTAGCATCGATGCGTTCAGCAATCCGTTCTTCTGCCATCTCCATTGTGATATAGAGAACCTTACGATTATCCATTAAATTAGCAGCCGCAAAGTGACACATAGCAAGAGATTTTCCGACACCGGTGCCAGCAAGAATACAAGTTAAAGTTTTCTGTGGAAGCCCACCTTTAGTAATGCTATTAAGATAGTCTAGATCAAACGCAATACGATTTTCTATTTTATGATAGAAGTCATAACGGTCGGAGAAGTCTTCTAGCCAATCATGACCAATGTGATTATCAAAACTAATAGAGAGAGCTTCGGAAAGAATTTCTGGAATTGCGCCCTTTGTCTCCTTCTCTTTTCCATCCATAATATGAATGGATTTCATGATAGCATTATGAATAGCACGTTCCTGACAGAACTTTTCTGTCCTGTCAGTCAGCCATTGTTCATCAATCTCACGTTCTGTGAGTTGGGAAAGATATTTGATACATGGTTCGAAGTCGCTTTCGTCTACTTCATCATTATCAAGTGTGATACCAAGAATCTCTACAGTCGGTAGAGTGTTGTATTCTTCAACGTGTTTCTTGATATATCGATACAGAGTTTTTTCTGTGAAATCATTGAAATACTCATCTTTAAGAAATGGAAGAACTTTCCTCGAATAATTCTCGTTGTGAATGAGATGACTCAGTATCTGTGTTTCCAGTCTCATTTTCTTCCTTTTCATTCAAAGCAGTGATGATAATATGTACTAGAATTCCACCAAGATGATTATTGAAATGAATATTATTTTCAGTCAATTTATGTGGATTTTCTACGAAATCAAAATCAAATTTCAAAGTTGCTTCGTCTTTTTTATCGATTTCTTTTACAGATATTGTATTGTATCTAATGATTGTACCATTATAACGTTTGTCTGTCAACTTAATAGGTACAGTTGATTTACCATCATCTAGATGATCTGCTATCTCATAAGTATCATTATACTGTGAAAATTCTTCAAGATCAATCTTCGGCACTATCCGTCTCACTCTGATCTGTTTCTCCGTAATCGCCAAAAAGTTCTCTTTCTTCTCCATATTTGAATTCCTTTGCAGCAGCCTGTTCTAGTCTTTCCATAATATCTTCTGTAAAAAACTTCTCAGGGTCTGTATTAATTGCTTTAGCAAAATGTTTAGATCCATCAGGAAACTCATAACGAGTTGATACCTTCTTTATAACATCGTACTTCTCAGCAAGTTCAAGGAGACCATAGTAACGATCCAAACCAGTCGTATAGTTCAAACGTACCTCAATCGTCTTATTTGGCTTGGTAAAACGTGACTTTTGTGTGGTAACTTTGATTAGATTACCTTCATCCTTTTCAGTATCTTTATCTCTTTTCTTTGAAAGAAAAAGAATTGTAGAAGCGGTATACTTTAGACCAGAACCACCAGACATTACTTTCGTTGGTATATAAGAACCAACTGCATCATATGTATGGTTTGTAATAATCATCGGAACCTGCGCTTTAGATAAACGTAGACCTAGAGTACGAAACGCAGCCTTAATTACTTGCGCCTTGGTCATATCCCGAGTTTCTTTACCCTCGGTACTATCTTCCATTTCTTTTGTTGTAGATAATTGACCGAGAGAATCAAGAACCATCATCATTGGTGGTCTATTATTTTTGTGTTCTGTGTATCTTTCTAAAACTTGTAACGCATTATGTCGAAACTGCTGAATTGTTTGTGGTTCAGATACAACAATACGATGAATGTCAATACCACGAGTAGACATCATTTCCTGTGTTACTGCTGCTTCAGTATCATAATAGATTACTCCGGCGTGATCGTTTTTTTGTAAAAAGTTATTGACCATTCCTAGAGCAAAGAAAGTCTTTCCCGTTGCTTCTTCGCCAGCGAGAGCAGTGATTTTGTTATTTGACACACCGCCGTAAAGACTGCCACTGATAAGAGCATTAAGAATGAAACACCCAGTATCAACCCACCCAGAAAACTCAGAAGAATTACCACCATCGGATAAAAGATGAGTGTTTTCATCGTTGAGTTCCTTCACGATTTGTTTAAAAAAATCAGACATTATTTCTCCTCAAAAAAAGATCCATTTAGAATCGCTTCAACTTTTTCCATTTGTTTTTGAATGATAGGACCACGATCAGGCCAATGGATATACTCCTGGTTTTGTGTCCTATACAAACTTGAAAGCAGCGGCATAACAATCTTTGCCATCTCATTCACTTTCTGATTGGCAACACTGTCTGCTAGTTGTTTTCGTTCTTCTACGATGGCATCATTATCATATATCAAACTAAGTAATGTGTCAACTTTTTTTTCCATATTTCTTAAACTATCTAACTTTCTTTCAAGTCGTTGTTCAAGCGATGCCAAATCATCTTTAGCAGCAAGAGCAGGTTTATCTGCTCTAACCAAGTCTTCTTCTTCAATGACCTTCTTACGATATGTGTCCTCATCAACGGCTGTAAGACCAGAAGTCCATCCGGTCATATCCATATCGTCCCATATGTTTTTATTAGCCATTAGTCTCTCCAACAAATTTTTCTAAAGATAAAGATTCTTCTTTTTTGGTTGCTTCTATTCTTGCCTTTGCGATTTCATAATAGTCTGAGTCAAGTTCAATGCCTATGAAGTTGAAGTCTCCAATCATCGCTCCACGTCCTGTTGACCCACTACCCATAAACGGATCAAGAGTTGTGCCACCCTTTGGCGTAACCATATTGACAAGATAACGCATCAAGTCAGTTGGCTTGACTGTAGGATGATTGTTCTTTGTTGGTGTCCAACGACCATATGGACTGCCGTCTTCACCGTTCTCTGCTTTCTCCATATGATTTGGTCTAAACTCTGCTGATGCCGTTGTCTTTTCCTCAAAGGATTCTAATCCGTCATTGCGATCTTTCTTTGATGCTTTGGGTACATAAAAGAACCGTGCAACGGAATTTTTATCAGATGGAAATAATTCCGTCACTTCATCAGATCCATCGTGAATAAGATTGGCGGGAAAACGACCCAGAGGATTATCTATAAGAACAGCCTTGATTTCTGATTCGGTTTTCCATATTCCGCCTTTAGGTTTGTTCCATTTTTTAGCACCTTTACCAACTCTACTCTCATCAATATTGATAGCGCCAGTGCCATACTTCAAGACATTCTCAGCGACAGTCTTTTCTTCTAATGGTTTACGAGCAACAGTGATTGGCTCTAGGGCAGGTTTAAGTGCTGTACCCCAACCTTCCCATTTCTTAGAATCGTCTTTTGCAGTTTTATCAATCGCTTTACTGACATTATGAGACTTCGGAAAACCACTCCCATACACCCACGCAATCATATCACGAATTTCAAATCCAGCATCTTCGATACGAACTGCCATACGGTGTTGCGTTCGTGTTCCTGAGAATGCGAGTAGATATCCACCGGGTTTTAGAACACGCAAACACTCTTGCCAAATTTCTACTGATGGAACGTCATAATCCCACTTCTTACCCATGAAGTTAATGCCATAAGGTGGATCAGTGACAATACTATCTACACTATTTTCCTCCATTGTTTTAAGAACATCCAAACAATTTCCATTATGTAAAATTGTTTTTTCCATTCAACTTATCCTCTTATTAATTGTTACCAAGATTCCATTGGGTAAACCCAATCCTGGTCCACAAGAAAATATCGTGACCGAGAACGTGGCGTCCGCGCAATCTTGGAACACATCCAATCGTCATTATCAAGCTTATCGCCGCCCTGTTGGGCGCTGAAAAGCTCTAACTCGCGATAACGATTGGTAAAATCTTCCTTAGTGAACCAAAAATGTACATTTTCATTGTTCATGTTAATACCAAAGAATACTAATCGGTCCCAATCCTTTCCAACAGATACGTGATTCAGCATAAACTGGTTATGCTTCGTCGCATTTCCGTTGTTCGGTAACTGTTGGGCAAGACTAAACTTAATCTCAACCTTCTCATTACCGATGATACAGTCATGGCCGGCATTCTCACGGGGGTTAACCCTAATACCCAGAATCTTTTCAAAATACGCAGATACTACCTCTT